AGCAGTTACTTCAGAATGCTCTACAAACTTTGTTGATTTCGCTGACCGTATTGGTGATCTGGATCGACAAGGTGCCAATATTGAGAGACTTCTTACTGCTGGGGTTGGAATTAATGCTGAGGGCGGTGAGTTCCTTGAGATCATTAAAAAAATGGTCTTCCAAGGAAAACCGTGGAACGAAGATAATCGTGAGCATCTTATCATTGAGTTGGGTGATATTATGTGGTACGTTGCTCAAGCTACAATGGCACTTGATATATCCTTCGATGAGGTAATCGAAACCAATGTCAAGAAACTTCAGAAACGTTACCCTGGTGGTGAGTTTGACGTACATCATTCAGAAGTTCGTGCTGCTGGCGACAGATAATGTTCAGTCTCTGGATCCACTTACGAGCATTCTTTTCTGTTGTAGTGGTGAGTTGTGCTCACCCTGTCAACTGGGAGCATTGTGTTCGTGTGGACCAGTGGCTTTTACCAGAAGTTAAACAAGGATATGAATTGTGGACAGGGCAGACAACCCCGTACCAAACTGAAAAAGACTATCTCAAGAACCTCCCCTCTAAATAGTTAGACGGGAGGTTTTTTTATGAGCTTATCAGTAGGAATATTTAAAAAACCACCAAACGGTCCTCATTACTGGAATACCTTTAGAGAAAAGGTACTGAGGGAAGTGGAACTGCTCACTAAAAAAGGTGAACATGTAAAAATTAATAACAAAGATGCTCGCTGGGCATTTTTGAAAACCAATAGACGCTTCGATGCTGATGCAGAAGAAGCATTGGATGCTTTTAAACCCAATCCTACAAGTAAATCCTATAAGTTTCCTATCAAAGGTGGTGGTGAAGTTACACTGGGTAGCATTCTTAAAGCAAATGTAAGTGTAGGAAGTCCTAGAGCAAAGTATAATCTAGGTAATGTGGCAGAAGGTGTGCTTGCTTTTGCTATTGCTGCTAGGTTTCTCAACAAAACTACGAAGATTGGTGAGCGTGAAGTTCTAGCAGTACGTGCTGCTATTGCTAAGAACAGGCGAGGCACTAGTTCACAAATTATTCTCAAATCACCTAATGCTCCTCATCCTAAGATGAAGAAAAAAATAGATGATGACGTTAAAATTGTGGTGAACTTGGCAGCTGCCAACATGGATATGTTATTCACTACTGATGATACTGAACTTGAGACTCTTAAAGGACTCATTCCTCCCTGTGTTGCTTATGCTAACGCTAGAGAAATCAATACAGCAGCACTGATGATGTACCGTAATGGCAAGAAAGATTATATTGATGTGATCGCTGATGGGATCGGTGACGAAACTGGCACAAAGGTTGATGTCAGGGTCGAGATTAACGGTAAAATGAATGTACCGATTCAAGGCAGGACAAAAGGATTGGGTATTGCTTTGACACAGATCTCTTTGAAGAAAGATGTGGATCAGTTTGCTCAGGTGGGTGGATGGACACTTGATACAGTAGACAATCTATGGGGCAAGGTTCTTAATATGACCCCATCAAGCAATTCCCAACTACAACAAATCTATCAAGATGCTATAGAAACATCGGGAACTACTGCTGAAATCTCTGCTCTAGCTATGAGAGGAGTATATGCTTGGGCTCATGGTCAGTTACAAAGTAAGTTGAAAAATACTATTTGGCTAAATAATTTTGTAGAAGTTTTAGATAACTTTGCTACATATAAAGAAGAGAACGTTGCCCTTGTGGAAATTAAAGGTGACACGTTCCACCGATATGACTTTAAAAAATTAAAGGTTGCCCTGGTCGGCAGACCAGACCTTGACATCCCGCCCAATTTGGTGCTATCCTCAGTGTATACCGAAGGAGGTTCAGACCTTCCCACCGTGAGGATCATTGGTACTAACGCCAACGACGGCAAACAGTATGAACTAGTTCAGTTTCGATTCAAACTAGAAAAAGGAACAGGCGGCAAACCTAAAGCGATCCGTAACTATGTTGAGAAACGTAAAGGACTGGAGGACTACATCGGATGAGTAAGAACACTCACCTTGAACACCTAGAAGATAGCATCCTGTTCGACGGAAGTCAGGGTGCCACCGATGCTTTCATGTTCCTTGACGAGCTTGCCCGTGTCTTTAGCGGTCAAGGCAACAACACATTCAAAATTACAACTAAATGGGATGGTGCTCCTGCTATATTTTGTGGCACATATCCTGGCACCAAACGCTTTTTTGTTGGTACTAAATCAGTATTCAATAAAAATGCTAAAATTAATTTTAGAGACTTAGACGTTGACGCCAATCATGGTCATGCTCCTGGACTTGTTTCTAAATTAAAAGATGCTCTCAAGTATTTCCCCACCCTTGGTATCAATGGGGTGGCACAGGGCGATCTTCTGTTCACAGACGATAAGAAATATGAAACCATCAACGGGGAGAGATGTATCACATTCACTCCTAACACAATTACATATAGCATACCAGAATCCTCCGCTCTCTATGCCAAGGCTGACAGGGCGAAGATCGGAGTTGTCTTTCACACAACGTATACAGGGAGCACTGTTGATAGTCTTAACGCTTCTTTTGGTTATAATATAGATCGCCTCAATAAGTCAGACGATGTTTTAGTATTGAGTGCTGAGACTGGTCAAATGGGTAAAGACGTGCTGCTCACTAAGCAGGAAGTTGTGAAACTTAAAAGTATGAAGAGAGCATCTACTAGTTTAGTTAGAGAGTCTTCTAGTTTCCTAGATAGTGTGGCGGAACAGATTGCTGCTAATGATCAGTTAACAGTTGGTCCTCGCCTCAAGATTTACTTTAATACGTATGTCAGACAGGGACGAAGAGTTAATAGTGCTACTAACTTTGTACGTAATTTTAAGCAGTATTATGAGGGGGAAGTGAAAAAGGCAGCTGATAAAGTTAAGACACCTAAAGCAAAGGCAGGTAAACTTGCCAAACTATATGCTGGACTTGACTTTATTGAAGCAAACGAGAAAGCATTACTTAAAACTATTGGTCTGTATACTACACTACAGCAAGCTAAACTATTGTTTATTCGTAAACTAGAGAAGGGTGAACGTATTGGTACATACCTGAGAAGTGATACTGGTTATAAAGTAACTGCTCCTGAAGGGTATGTTGCCATCAAAGATGGCACTACAGCAATCAAACTAGTAGACCGACTACAGTTTAGTGTTGCTAACTTTAATGTATCTAAGGACTGGGTTGACGGGAAATGAGTAGAGTAGTTTTTACATTCGGTAGGTTTAATCCTCCTACAATTGGTCATGAGAAGTTGATCAAGGCAGTCGCTACACAAGCTGGTCGTGATGACTATTTTATTTTCCCTAGTCATTCACAGGATAAGAAAAAGAATCCTTTGGATTCTAAAACTAAGTCTGACTTTATGAAGTTGATGTTCCCTGGTCATAAAGATCATATTGTTTATGACACAAGTATTAAGACACCGATACATGTGTTGCAACATCTACAGGGTACATATCAAAACATTGTTATGGTTGTAGGTAGCGATCGTGTTGCTTCCTTTACAGGTATGTTGACAAAATACAATGGTGTGGAGTATACTTTTAGGAACATTGAAGTAGTTTCTGCTGGCGAGAGAGATCCTGATGCTGATGGAGCAGAGGGTATGTCTGCTAGTAAAATGAGAGCAGCAGCATGTCAATCTGACTTCAATAGTTTTAGATCTGGTATACCATCCTCTGTTCCAGATAAAAAATGTAAGGAATTGATGGACACCATTGTAAAGATCATGCTATGAAAGACTTTAGAGATATTAAAAAAGTAGCAGACCAACAACGTTTTCGCCTTAAGGAAGTTTACCAACCAGGAGATCTAGTGTTCAATACCAACACTGGAGAGAAAGGAGTGGTACATAGATCAGGAGTAAACTACGTTATTGCTGTCACTGAAGAGGGTAAAATGTTCCGTGCTTGGGTAACAGACATCCGTGAAGTACAAGAGACTATAAATAAAGAAAGGAAAAGCAGTATCTTTACAAATAATGGAAAGGCAGAAACCAACGACTGATATTAAACATAACGATGATTTCTCGAAAGCACTAATTGAATCCTATGGTCGCTGGATGGGCGGCGGTGGATTCGGTTGGCACCTTCATGAAGAAGGTATTCCTGCCGAGCAGAAGCAAGGTGAAGAACAACCTACCCGTGAAGGTGGTGCTGACGCTTCTACATCAATTCCCGATCTTTCTGGTAAGGAAGAGAAGAGTGATGAAGGTGAGAAAGATATTAAAGCAGCTGCTGGTGCTCCAGATCCTGCTGCTAATCTTCGTACTGGTCAAGGTATGAAGTATTCTCTTGGAGCAGAAATTAAAGATACTACTAAAGTCGTTGCCAAAGAATCCTGTGGCGACTGCCCTGAGTGTGGTGGTAAAGGATGCTCTAAGTGTCAGACAGAAGGCAAGAAGAGTATGAAGAAAGAAAAAGCAGTGACTGAAGGTAAAGGTCTCTACGCGAATATTCACGCTAAGAGAAAGCGTGGTGGTTCTCCTGCTAAACCAGGAAGTGATGCTTACCCTGCTAAGGGTGCTTTCGAGAAGTCTGCTAAGACTGCCAAGAAAGAATCTGTTGAGTTTGAACTTGATGGAGTTACCTATGTCTTCCAAGAAGAAGTAATTGAAGAAGGTATGAAGACAGCACGTAAGAATGTTGGTGCTTCTACATGCTGGAAGGGATACAAAGCATCTGGCACTAAGAACAAAGGTGGCAAAGAAGTTCCTAATTGTGTCAAGGAAGAACAGATCGACGAGAAGAAGAAACTCGATCCCGTTGGTAAGGCAGATGCTGACATCGACAACGATGGTGATGTAGATAAGTCTGACAAGTATCTACATGCTCGCCGTAAGAAAATTACTGCCGTGATCGGCGCTAAAAAGAAAATGAAAGAACAGGCAGAACTTCGTAAGGAGATTGAAGAAGAAAAAAAGTGAAGTCGGCCACCGTTGAGGTTATGCCTGACCTCGAAGACGGTGTGCCTCACAATAATGAAGATAAAAAAAAGCACAAGAAGTATGTTCTGAAAACTATTCAAAAACAACGCTTGGATAAATAGTTCACACACTATGCCTTAAGATCATGCTATCTATTTTACTTCCTTTAGCATCTAAAATTGTATCTGACGCTGTTGCCAAGATTCCTGACAATGAAGAACTTGGTGAAAAACTAGTTGAACTTTGTCTTGTCATCTTGAAAAAAGCAGTAACTTTGACCAAAACTACTATGGATGATGAACTTCTTGCTGTTGTGGAGAAAGCAATTCTTACTAGAGAAGAAGAACAAGCACCAGAATAACCTAGTATAGAGGACCTTAGGGTCCTCTATTTTTATAAATACAATATAGAAAGTAGTCCCCCTGGAGATACAATGTCCTTATACGGAAGAACGGACAGCAATGCTAACAAGACCAAAGCAGGTATTGGAGTTGCTGCAACCTCACAAGCAAAACAAACAATTTTTATTGACGACACCGAAGCAGCACTTGCCGAGAATAAAGCACGTGGTCTAAATGCTCCTGGTTGGTGGTCCTACTACACCTTCACTGATTGTGATGGTAACACCCGTCATAAGGCAGAGATGCTAGTAACCATTGCTGGTCCTGATCTTAATGCTAACGAGACTCAGACAGATGATGCTGCTGCAGCAGATGTAAGTGTATTGATTGACATCCAGACACAACCAGCAGATACTGCTGTTGCTGTTGGTGCCGCTCTACAACTTGTTCTTGCCGCTACCGCTACTCCTCCTGGTGATGCTTCTGTTCTCACCTTC